TGCTTAAAGTATCGATGTTGGACGCGAATGCCCCAGCTCCTACTGTCAACTTCCCCACCCCAGTCTCGTCACCATACCCAGCAATGGGATGTGTATGTGCGGGTATCTGAGACGCAGTTAGCGTTATTGGATCGTTAAATCCGGTTATAGGCTGGGACGTAAATGCAGCCGTAAAAGCCACGGAACCGCCGGAGCCGCCCCCCGCGCCACCCACAACCCGCAACGCCTTGTTGTTATGCGCGGTAATCTGGGTCCAGCCAATCGGGGCGGCGGCCTGGAAAAAGGACATGACGGTACCGGATGGTATGAGCGCGGCAACGGCTGTCGGCACCCCCAGTGTCAACCGTGCCGCTGCCGCATCCGCATCATCGAGCAGGGTCCGGATAAATGGGGTCAGGTCGGTCAGCGCCGCCGTGGCATTGCCGGTAAAATACGGCAGCTTTCCGGCGGATGATGACAGCGCTCCTAGCGCAATCAGGCCCGGGTTGGAAAGCGACTCCTGCAGCGCCGCATTGGTCAACCCGGCGACAAAATAATCTCCCGCCGCCCAGGTTCGGGCCGTGGTGCCGTCCAGCCCGCGCCCGCTCGCCGCAATGGTGAGGCTGTCGCTGCTGCGCGCCTCGATCTTCACGATTTCGCGGTTGCCGGAGGCGTCCTTGAAAATCCCGTAGAAATAATCTCCCGCGCCGAGCGTTGGGAAAAGGAGTCCTTTCCCTGGCTCTACCGTGAAGCTCAGCCCGGCTGTTCCGCTCGGGGCAGAGGCGACGATCGCTTTGCCAAAATTAGAAAATCGTAGCCCCATCGCCCTATCCTCTTCTCAGGATCGCGGTTCGCAAAGGGGCGCGCGTGTAACTCCTTGCCGCCCGTGTTCCTGCCATCGCTGTCTCGATGGCGAATTGCTGCTGATGATATTGTGCAAGTTGAGTATTGGTATACGGCTTCCTGGGAGACAGCATCAGGCGTGCCAGCGCCCCGTGAACGATCGCCTCCCGGTATTCGTTGAACAAGACTTCATGGATGCCTGCAGCCGACGCGGAGGGCTTCAGCGCGACTACCATGGTCAGCGTTCCCGCCGTGTCAGGCTCCGGCACCAGCCGTAATGAGGTCGCCCCACCGAGGACGTACTGGGGCGTCCCTGTTTGATTGCGCCAAGCTCTGGTTGCGAAATGGGGTTCACCCGTATGCGGACTTATTTCCTTGCCATTGAACTGGGCGTACGTTACCGCATGCACTGCCGCGCCCGTGGGGGGGATAAAGGCGTATTCCGCAGTTGCAGGCAGAACCGCTACCGGGGGATGCTCTTCCTTCCACGCCAAAGATTGCTCGCAGAAAACAATGGTTGATTGTCGCAATGCGCTATTCACCGCCGCAAATGGGCAACCGGGCAAGTCTGGCATCACCAGATCATATAGCTCGCTCCACAGCTTCATGGCTGAGCCTCCCCACCGAAAATTTGCATGAATATGGCCGCACGCCCCGAGTTCACGTGCTCATCGTCAGTCATCTCGGCCCTTGCCGTTACGTAATCCGCTACCGTCTGGGCGTACTCAGGCGGAAGGGGGAAGGTGTCGACAAGCTCGTTCTGCCCGTCAAGGGGGCTTGCGAACTGACCTATGAACAGGTCGGGCCGCCGCTTGAGAATCTGAAGCAAGCCATGATTGAGAAAGAGCAGCAGTGTGCTGTCCGGGTATCGCGCCTGGTCTGCATCGTTAAGAGGTATTCGTGCCAGATCCACGACCGATTGATAGGTAAAAGGCATCAGTCACCCATCTCGTGTTGGGTTAACAGGGAGATGACCTTGTGCCGAATTGTCTCTTCGCTCAGCCGCTTATCCAGCCGTTCGTTATACTTGTCCTCGGCGAACTCAACCAGTGCGTTCTTATCCATAGCGTGGAAGTCGATGACCGGGAGTGGTTCTTCAATCGGTTTTTCGGCCTCCGCCAGGCCGACCGGTTCAACATCAATTGCTTTCTCGTTCTGTTCTCGTACCCAGGTATCGGTATACGCGAGCAGACGCTCAGCCACTTCCGCGGTCACATTGCGTACCTGGCCGGGCTCCCAGCGAAGGCCGATTCCATTGATGCTGTCTGTCTTGACGTTAGCGCCGATATATTTCACTTGCGTCATTCTCTGACTCCATAAAAAAAGGGCGATGCGCCTTTTCCGCGAATGTCGCCCAATTACTTGCGATGCATGCTTGCTATCTGACGCCGGTGGCATCGCCGGTAACGATCGCCGTGACCGCGCCTGGGGCAAACGTCGTGGCCGCGACGGTGACGGTCAGGTCCACGTACACATCTTTCTCGAACTTGAGGGGCGGGAAACGCAAATCGGTAAGGTTGGGTGCGGAAAGAATCGTGGTCGCGGGCGAGAAATAGTCATCATCCCCAACAGGCCCATCCCCGGCACTGACTGGCGTGTAGCCGATTTTTACCGCGAACGATGTCCCCCCCGTATCGAGGTCGTCATTGTTGATCTTGAGCCCGGTAACGGTCATGCCAGCCGGGATTCTGACCGGGCGGTAAACGCTTGCGATGGCGCCGGAGGCAGGATTGACCGTCCCATAAACCATCGCGGCATTGCCATACCCGCCCATCGGCAAGGGTTTGGTATTCAAATCTGGTGCGCTATGTGTAGCCATTTAAACTCCTTCTCAATTATGTACTTATACGCAATACTTGAAGTCCGTTGAGATGTTTACATAACAACGGATTATATGGTTACAGCGGCACAGCGGAATCGATTGCGATGACGCCAAAGTCGGTGGGAACCCTTGAGCCGGTACCGTCATCCATCGAGAAGCGGGTCTTCATGTGTCCGTACACCACTTCGCCCATGACTTCCAGGTTGCTTTCGAAGTTGTACCAGTGCTCTTTCCAGCCATACTGCATGCCGCTGATTTTAGTCTTGCCGTACGCCACGCCCAGTGCTTGTGCCCCGAGGAGCAAGCCGCGTTCGACCGCAAACCCGGAGGCCAGTGCAGGATTTACAACCTGGTCGGTTTCGGTTGCGGTGGCGGCATTGCCGGCAGTAATAATTTTCGTGGATTCGCCGGGCAAAAAGCGGATGGCGCGCTCATTCTTGATGACGAGGATGCCATTCCACATACCCACCTCGCCCGCGAACAGCGGATGGCGGGCGTCGAGATAAGCGGCGCGATTAACCGCATTTTGCTGGAACGCCCTTAGCGAGCCTTCCGACAGAAGGATGGAGTACTGGTTGGGTGTTGCCAGGAAGACCCACATTTTCGAGGTCTGGGCCGCCCGATCTCCAGCCAGCTTCACCGCCTGCAGGGGTTGGTCCATGTCGTCGATCTTCTTGCGGAGGAGATCCAGGTGCGCCAGCTTCAGGGCGTCGGTGGAAACGATAGAACCGAGTTGCTGCCCACCTTGCGTCAGGTTTGCTCCATTGACTACGTAATGCCGGTTATAGGTGGGCGCCTTGACAGGATTCACCATGACCGCAGAGAAGTTGGTGGCGGATTGCAGCGGAATCACCCAATCGCTTCCGATCTGCGAGCCACGGGCGCCGGCGAGGTGCACCAGCGCGGTTTGCGCGCTCAGCCTCGGAAAATAGCCGGACAGCTGCGCGAGGGCGATCTCGCGCAACTGATGTTTGGTGCGCTGCTGCGACATGCTTCCGCCTGCGTCGATCACCTTGCTCGACAGATCGATCTTGATCTCCATGGAAGAAAACGACAGTGCGCTGCCGCGGCCTTCCCGGTTGACGTCTCCCATCAATGGTTCGCCGCCAATGGTATCGACCAGATCCAGAGAGACGGCATCGCCCGCGCCTTTCATCAAATTATCGATCCGGACCACTGGCATGCCGGGTTGTGTCTGACCTGCGATATTTTGCATCGCCGAGGTGGGCTCGACCGGTCCCACAAGATTTTCCATTGCGGTTGCACCCCTCAGCGTATTGGCGAAGAGGGCCGCACTGTAATGTTTTATTGCCAGCGAACTGCCGCTTGCTACGTTTGTTTCAGCCATTGCAAAAATCCTTATTCAAGTTCGGCTCTCAGGGCTGCCGACTGATGTGGAGGCATCTTCATGAGCTTTTGAGTCAATTCAAACGGACTCAAATTCTCCAGCCGCTCCCGCTCAGAGGCTGGATTGGCTCCGCCCTGGATATCCGATAGGGTTGTAGGTCTCCTCACCGGAGCAGCATCAAGCTTTGCTTTCGCATCCGCTTTCATCTTTTCCGGATCGACTGCTTTCTTTGGCGCGGAAGCTTCGGGCATAACCGCTCTGACGCGACGCACGACTTCATCGAACCGCTCAGCGTAAGGCTTGTTTACCCACTTGCTATTGGTCCGGAGGATTTCATCCTGCTTCAAGGCTTCATCCCAGGCTTCCGGATCGCTGATCTCCCAGTGCACCAGATCGGGGTTATTGTCCTTGGCTTCGGCGACCTGCTCGGCTACGCTTGATTCACTCGCGCGCTCGGACTCCTCCTTTCCGCGTTTAAGTTCTTCCAGCGTTTTTTCCAGCTTCTCGCCCTGCTTTCGGTTTCCTTCGAGAACGGCATTGATTACCTGGTGGAGCTCAGGCATGTCCTGTTTCAGCACTTCAAGATGCCTGGCGATTGCATCGTCCGCCAGGGCAATGTCTGCGCCTTTTGCCTCATCCTTCTTCGTTAGAAGCTCTTCGAGCCTTGTTTGCGAGGCCTGTAGTTGCTCGCGCAGCGCTGAATTCTCCACCCTCAGTTGCTTGTGTTTCTCGTAAGGAATAATCCCCTTTCCGCTTTTGTTCAGGACGACAGGCTCATGCTCGCCTGCGCTGCTGCCTCCGGAATCGAGTCCGCTGCCCTCCTCTTCCTGTTCAAGTTTTTCGTTGCCGGTTTCTCCTGATAGGTGCTTTACGCCTGGAATCTCAACGAGCTGATCGGGATCGTTTTCGAGCATTTCGATCTGTTCCCGCGTCAGGTTTGCGATTTGTTCATCGGTAAGCTGATCGACTTCCATCATTCCTCCTACTGCTTTACCCAGTGAGCGGGCCCTGCCGAAGCAGGGGTTAATAAAACTGCGGTCTCGCCGTGAGCGCGTTCTGAGTTGTACAAAATTTCCGTACAGCTGAATCTGGAATG